GCAATACAATCCATCATCTCTAACTTCTCTATAAACTCAGGTATGATTGAGATGCGAGCAGATGTTAAAGTATATCGTGTAAATAGGATTGTATGACCACGCTCATAGGTAAGTATAACAAGTAAAGCATTTATCGAGAAAGACTTACCTGAACCCCTACCACCTGTTACAACAAAGTATCTACTATCGTCTGTTGATATTGGCAGGTATTTTTTATGTATGTTAATCGACAAACTTAATTAAGTCCTTAAAGTTTATATTCAATCCCTCAGATGAGTTAATATCCATACTCTCTTTTGGCTTACCATAACGATAGCTGAGATATAATTGGATTGCTCTCATATCGCCTTTAGATACAAGTTCCCCTAACTTAGCGAGAGCTGTATCACTATCTATAATCGCATCTAAGCGTTCTACTAATTTAGACTCGTCTGCTTTGGGTTTTCTACCCGCTCCTTGTCTTGATCCACCGTGCATCTTGATAAAAGTTGATTATTCAAGTATATATCGTAATTATTTAGGATTTTGTGTACCCTTTAATTCCTGCACCTCTTTAGCTAATTGATTAACCATTAAATAGAGTTTTGTTGTAGCTCTTTCTATCTGTTCAATCTTTTGTGCTTGAGTCCACTTTTTTGTTTTCATATATCGTAAAATTCTGTATGTTCGTAGCATTGACTACACAAGCTATTGCTTAAATTACTTGGGGCTGCCCCACAACATTCGCTATATAATTTCATCGTTTCTTGTTTTGATCTACGTATAATGCTCTTTTGTTTGTTCTGTGGTATTGATAAGTGTTTTGCCATTCAGGCATAGGGATAAACTTAATATCCTTATCTATTTCAGCTTTTGTCTTTTTTCGTTTCATCTAATTGTTTTTCGTATAGTGCGCAGTCGTTACATTGAAACACGCATCGTGAGTATGTAAATTCATCGTCAATACATATAAAGTTATTTTTTTCCATCTTCATATCCTTTTAGGTATCCTATAAACCAAAAGAATGCACAGAGTACTATGGTTGTTAAGAACCCACTAAAGTCCATATATAGTATCATAATCGTTTGTATCTAAGGTCAGGTCTATCTTCATTACTAAAGTGTTCTATCATTCTATCGCAATACTTTAATATCTTAGGATCATCAGTTTTTAACTTCCAATCTTCATAGTATCGTATCATCTTAATCATTCTGCTGTAACTGCGTTTGCATTGTATATAGTCGCTTGTTGGTTTCTCGGTTGTATATTAAACCCCACCAACATAGCTTCTAAGCGTGTTTTAACATCGTTTCTACGCTCCTCGGGTACTTGATCTATAAGCGAGTACAAAGGGTTCTCTATTCGCTTTGTAATTATCTCTATCGGTTCGTCCTTTATATTGTAGAATATGTTATACACCTTGTCAAAGTCTGCCTTAAAGTCTTTATCGTGTTTGTAGTAATGGGTAAACCTATCTAAGTGATATATAACTGTGGCGTGGTTTTGCTTAAATGATTGTGAGATATGTCTTTTAATCACTTCCTGCTCTCTCATTATTCTATAAGCCATCATCCTACCCCTTACTGTTTTGTGCTTACGATTGTTCTCAGTTATATCTATACCTAAGTGTTCTTTAATTATTTTCTCTAATCGTGTCTTAATGTCTTTTGTGTATGTCATGGTGTATATTTATTGTAAATATGTTTTAAATAAGATACTTGACTTTCTGTAATATACTTATTTGATGAGAATTTACGCATCATATTGTTTAAAAAATCAAGCTCTTTATGAATGTTAGTTTTGCTTTTTAAGTTATGAATTACTTTAGATTGAGAATAGTTTAACTTGTAAAACCTTTTACTCCCTCTACCTAATATATAAGAGTATTTACTTTTTTTATTATTGTATGATATTTCTTTTCGCTTAGCATCTTGCTTAATATCTTCATCACATATAACATTTATGTTATCAGCAAAGGTTTTTATTTTTTCTTTTGTTTTATGATTAACAGAAAACCACTCTGTATAATTAGGCAGTTCAATCTTGCTTTTATTAACCTTCCCAAAAGTATAGCTTTTAACATTATATTTATTCAAATTGCTTTGTATAGCTTGTTCTATAATATATGTGTTAGGTATATATCTTTTGTAGTAAAGATTAATCTTATATTCTATCTTCTGCTGTAATTGAGAAAATCTACTATCCACGTCTTTTGCTATACCTATTTTTGTGTAGGTTTTTTTGTCAGAGTCTGAGAAGCTAATCATATACAGGTTTTTGTTTTTTTCTTTATTGTGATTCTCAATAGAATATATCTGATTATTGTATAGTGAGATATATCCCCCTTTGATATTTTTCTTTATATCTCTTATGCTTATCACAATGTTCCTGTTAAACAATAATTATCTAAATCTGCGCCATGTACAAAAAAGGTTTCAAAAACTTCTATGGCTTCGTGTGTTTTTCTTTTACCCTCATTGTAAAACTCTTCTGATACATCGTATATCGCTATGTCAAGAGTTCCCTTATCCATTACACCGAATTTAAACTCTGTGTAAGGTACGTTAAATAATTCACAATAAATATAGACTTGTATATCGTATCCGTATTTACGAGCTGAGTAAGGGAATCCCTTTATGTCAGTTGTAGTCTTTAGATCAACGATTTTGTTTTTACCTAACACATCTGCTTTACCTCTAAATGGATATCCACCTATCATACCACAGGCAGGTACTTCAAACTCGCTGTTATCTAATAGTCTTAATGCCTGTTCGTTTCTTAGAAACGCATCAGCTAATCTCTCTGCATCTCGTTTCTCTTTTTGCGTAAATACTTTGCCATGCTCTGCTAATGCTTCCTTATACTTCTTTGTGTTTTTGCTTTGCACATCTACAAATATCTGATCGTTAAATACATCAGGTTCTAAGATTGCTGTATGAAACAACCACCCATCTCTTAATGGTTGGGATTCAGGCGAACCATAGTCTGTAACAAACCTATACTTCTTTGGGCTTTGGTGTAGCATCTTAATTGATGATGAGCTTAGGGCTGCCTTAGACATATACCCATAGTAAAACTCGTCCTCTCTTAATAAATCTATAAGGGTGTCTTTCTTAAAGCGTTCCCCGTTTAGTAGTGTTATCTCGCTCATCTTAAGTCTGCTTCAAAACAAGTTCCACTACAATAATCTGCTAACTTTCTAACCTCTGTACCACACATAGGGCATGAGTACTCAGGTTCTTCGTTATACTTTAACCAATCGCTATAATCCATATTTATTCTCTTTTAAATTCTCTAACTCTTTCTCTACCCGTCTTGCACGTTCCACAGCTCTAATAACTGATTGACGTTCCTCTCGTAAGATACGCTTAAAGCTGTATCGTTCTAACTCTAATTGATTAATATAGAACACGAGTCGTACAGCTGCTTCTGATACCTTTTGCAGTTCCTCATTGTCTGACTTCTTTTGCCACTTGCTGATCGCTTCTAAAATCTCAGCAGAGTCTATCATATATTGTAACTGACCAAAATCCATATCAAGCATATAATAATTCCTACAAGTCCTATCTGTGCGAAATCTATTTTCATAACCCTAAAAACTTTTTGGTTTTAGCCCACCACACGTTTTGCGTGTAGTACAAGTTAAACTCTGCCTGAGTCATTACTTCTATCGTTTCGCCTTTGTTGACGATGTATAATCCTGTAGGTGTTATTTTGAAAACCATGCTAATAGAACGTAAGTGATTAGTAATATATCTAAGATGGCTACCCAAAAGGCAACTGTGATAGCAACAGCGTACATAGTACCCTCAATGCTATTTATGTAATTGAATAATTTTCTCATATAATCGTTTTAATGTTAGAAAAGGGGCTTTCGCCCCTATTTATTAAGTTAATTTTTCTATTTTTCTCTCTAAAAGCCCTAACCATTCAAAGTCCCATTTGTGTACAGGTTTACTTTTTTCTTTTTGTTCTAATATTTGATAGTATTGTAAATCAGTCATAGTGTTTTAATGTTTTAATGTTATACAAATATAATAAAAAAATGTTAATAAAGCAAATTCATATATTAAGATGCATTATTGTATTGATCTTGTTTATCGTTTCTTGCTTATCTACTATACCATTGTCATCGTAGTAAACATAAACGTAGGGGGCAAACATACGTGCGTAGTTATCGTTCTTTACTTTGTGGTTTGCCTTTGCTCTGTTTTGGTAAGTTGTGTTCATTATCTTGTATGAGATAGGTTTTATCTGTATCCCTAACACAATGTAATCATCTTTTATAACCTCAGCATCTATGCAATAGGCGTGATCTTTCTCAAAGTCTGTTTTGACTATATCTATATTTGTAAACTCTGCTTTGAGTTCGTCTATGATACTAAGCTCTTGTTGGTATCCGTTCCACGTCTGTCCTATCACACGATAGAAAACATATTGTTTTACCTGCTCTAAAGGTATCCATTGATTTTTTAAGTGTATCCTTTGGCTTACATAGGATAATTGTTTGTACCCTACTGAGCATTTATACGAGTGCTCCCAATCCTTATGCGTTTTGCTTTCGTGGTGTTTATGAAAGTCGCTTATTAGCTTCATACACTTACCTACATACTTAGTCTGAAAAAAATGATTGACACTCTTGTCCTTGTTTAGCTTTCGGTACAGGGCATCGTTTAATGGTTGCTTATACTTATAAGGCATATATCTTGTTTATTTGGTATATCCATTCCTTAATACGCTTTGGCGAACAGGTGCAGGGTTCGTGATATTTATGAGCATAAAGATCAGCGTGTAATTCGCATATCAGTTTATAATGCTTCTCGGTCATGTTACCACTTAAAAGCGCAGCATAGGGCTTCCACCTTTGCCTTTGCTCTTTGGTCATTTGTCCTTTTGGCATACTAAAACTTAAAAGAATTCCACTTGTTTCTGCGCTCATCACAGCCACAATCTCTACCCCTAAGTTTGGATATCTTCTTATATATATAGCGAACACCTGTGTATTTTGTAAAATAATATACTAAATCTCCTAATCCCATTCTATATTGTTTTTGATTAATTGTTTAACATTCTTATATGTATTATATAGAGAATAGTAAGATATGTTTGTTTTCCTTGCTAACTCAGCAATAGGCATACCACCACTAATTATCTCAAATACAGTCCTGTCGTACCAAAAGGTTTTATCAAGCAGGTTATCCATTTGCTTCATAGCACCACAGACATCTGTTTGTTTTAATTCGCCTTGCTCGTCTATAAACTCAGATAAGGTATCTATGTTAGTTTTTATGATTTTCTTTTCCTTTCGGTGCAAGTCAATGAATAAACCCCTGAGCTGTTTGTAAATGTAGTAGTAGTTTATCTCGTCATTGTAAGATATGTCTATCCCTTTTTGGATATACTTGTGCATTAAAAGATACATCTCCTGCACAATATCTTCTGCTACTGATTCCTTGCATCCAAACGACAACACGATTCTATGCCAATCCTCGTGCTTATCTGCAATCTTCTCTAAAGTAGTTTTCAAAATGGTAAATCTGTTTGTTCTTTGGTGTTGTAAGTTACTAAATTTTTTCCATCTATTTCAAAACCTACATTATTTAAGATACTTCTAAACTTTACAGGATCGTCTATTGGTGTGGGCTTATAGCCTAATTCTTGATTTTTTACTTTCGCTGTGTACAGGTTTGAGTATATCCAATCCGTTTCGTGGTAGATGTACCTGTGTATTACAAGGAAGTCATCAGCTCTATTCATACTCATTCCACCCATTTCACTATCAGAAGCCATAGGTGGTATAGGTTGATTAGCGTAGTAATGCCCCTGAGGGTGTTTCTTTCTTAATGCTTCTGTAACAGCGTGTACACATATCCACGTAGTAATGTTGTGCTGTTTGCAAAAGATTCGTATATCGGTTAGACTTTCATAGCTATACTCATAACTGTTTGAGTTCTTAGGGATATCTTTTTTTAAACTATTAAGGGGGTCAATTAAAAACCCTTGATAATCCCACGCCTTTTTTACAGCAGTTGCAAGTTCTAAAAGGTCTTTGTATGTGTATGCTTTCTCGGCATCCACAAACTTAAAATGATTAAAGACCCAATCGTATTGCTTTTTAAAGTCCTCTTTCTCTATTTGGTTGATTGGTTTGCCTTCTGCAAACTCTATAAGTTTACGGATAAGTGCATAGGGTTCGTTCTCACTACTAAACACAAGCCATCTTACATTGTGTTTTTGTGAGTATAGAAACATCAAATAAAATACTAAGTGCGTTTTACCTGTGTTAGCGTGTCCTAAAATAAAGTTGAGATTGCCATGCACAAACCGAAAGTGATTATCTAATCTCTCTACTCCTAATCGTAAACCCTCGTTTACTTTTCCTGCACGTATATCGTTGAGTTTTTTTAAATGTTTGTCAAAGTTTATTAGCATTTGGTAAAGTTATATAAAAAAAGGGGGTGGTTAGCCCCCTATAATTAAAATGGTAAATCTGCTCTATCAGGTGCGTGTTCTTTAGCTTCGACACCCTCTGCTTGTTTGTGGATTTTCCACGCTTGGATTGTGTTAAATACCTTGACTTCCCCCTGTGGGTTAGTCCACTCACGCCCTCTAAGGTTATACTGAACCTCTACGTGATCGCCTTCTTTGTATTGGTCTAAAGTCGTGCATTTGTCATTTGAAAATACAACGCTTAATATCTGTGGATATTGCTCTTTAGTGTTTAATACAAGTTCTCTGAATTGATAATTGCCTTTTGTAGTTGTTTTTCCTACTCTATTTACTGTACCTATAATACTACCCATTATTCACAAAGTTTATTAATAGTTGCGCATCTGCTATTACTGTTTGTATATCTGCATTAGGACGAGATGCGTGAAAGTCCGCAGCAGCTTTTACCATACTTTGGCGAACAATAATCTGTTCTCTGTTCCCTGTGGGTTGTGTCGGTATGGGTTTGTAAATGAGCTTTGCTGTGTTGTATTGCTCATTCGTGATTTCAAAGTCGATGGTTTCGCCCACCTGCTTTTTAAATTCGCCTTTGGCTAAAAACTGATAGTTGTTGCCATTTGCGAGATACACCTGATACTTATTGAAAGTACCTGATGCGTTTGTGTATGTACCTTTCGGTTCTATTTGAGTGATTTTACTCTGCATAATATAATTCTAATTGTTGTTCTAAAATTTCTACATGAGCTTCTAATTCTAATATTCTATTGCTCATACTTTCTATTCTTGTCTTATCAAAGTCCTTCATGAGTTCCACTATATAATTGATATCGCTTATCCTCTTCTATCTTAAACATATCAAGTACATCGTACAAGCTGTTTAGGTTTTGATTAGACATCATCGCATCATCTTTGTTTGCGAGTGTGTAAGTAACAGCGTAGAGTATCGCATCTTGCTGTTCGGTATTTAAATTGAATTGCATAATAAAGTTTTAATGTTGGTGTAAATATATATATTTTTTTTAATAAAACAAAAAGGGGGGCAAAGCACCCCCCCAATTATAACATTAAAACGTGTTCGGATATGAACACTACAAAAGTACTACTACATTTTCTTTTTAACAAGAGCTGTATATTTAGTTATTAACCCTTGTATATCATTGTTTGAGTATTTAGTGATCTGTATGGCTTTAGCGTGTAAGTCCTCTGCTGTACCCTGACCATATTCTTTGTCTAACCTAAGACCAAACTTGTACTGTTCTCCATACCTAAACACATTACACGCAGCACATTGTACTTGGCAGTTTGTTTCATCCCATCTCGTTCCGTAATGCTTCCTGCTTTGGAAATGTCCATTTTGTAATCGCTTCCAATGGTCTTGCTTGCCACAGGTGTAGCACTCAGCTATGCCTTGAGCATTTGCGTTTCTAAGTCGTATGTACTGACTAAAGATATTATCTAAACGCTTAACAAGGTTTTTACGTGATACTTTTTTAGACAATAGCGTTATCTAAAATCTGTATGATTTGTCGTAACTCTGACTTCTCAAACTTACCTTCTATCTGTGCATTGTAAGTCTTAAACAACAAATTGTAAATATGCTTCTCAGTATCGCCTTTATCCTCTTTTTTACCTAAGTAATCTATTTTTAAATCAAAATTCATAATCTATATATATGTGTTCCCAAAGTTAAAAAAAAATTTGCTTTATTATAATATATATATATTAATTATATAAATTAAATAATTATTATTATATTATACTATTATATTATTTTAAAGTATATTATTATATATATATATACTACTTAGTGATTTTTTTATATTTTTCAAAACCTCTACTGCCAAAGTATGCTACATAGATTGTAACAAGTAAAGTCTTTAGGAGTTCTATCCACGCCTGATCTATGTTAAACGCTATATTTAAACTATCAAGCACAATGTAGATCGTAGTAGCAAGGGTTAGATATATAAGGGTTAAAGGACGTACATTCTTACTTAACCAACTATCAGAAGTCATATCAGACTGCCAACGCTTAGAAACCTCTTGAATCTCTTGTGCGTCAATCTCGATAAGCTTTAATGCAGTTTCTTTGTCTTGTGGGGTAAGGGTATCGTCTTTTGCTATAAGTCGCTTAAACACCCCTAAGAATCCGTTATCGGGCAATATATCGCCTACTCCATCGCCAAGCGTAGAACCTACTGATTTTAAAAACTTACCTACTTTTGTGTCCTTAAACTTCTTTTTACTCATATTTTCTAAATTGTAATTGAAACAAAAATAAGTATATATTCAGCTCGTCAAATTTGTACCTACCTGTTGCAGGATAATAAGATACACCTGCTATAAAAGACGTAGGAAAAAGTAGTATAATTGAAAAACTACGCATAAGTCCATATTACTTCGTTTGACTTGTCTTTGTCTATATCAACGTGGATAAAACTGTTTGCTATCCCTATACGCTTAAACCCTACATCTAAAAGGCAGTTGATTAAGTGATAACGATCTACTGAATTATTACAAGCTATATCAACAGCTAATCCTCTTAAGTGGCTACTATTAGGTGTACCCCCTACTTTATCGTTGTGTTTTTCTGTACGATACCCTGAGTTGATTTTTATGGGCTTATCAAATTTATCTCTTGCTTGGTCTAACATCTCTAAGATATCAGTGTGCATTTTCTTACCACTTCCCACTTCATCAGGACTATCAAACTCTGTATAAGTAAAGTATTTCATATTAACACAATCCACAGTGTATGCAAAATTCACACATAATTTTATATTTTATCTATTACCCTTTGTATTTCTGCTAAGTCCACGTTTAATTTAAAACTTAAATCTGCTGCCCATTGTCTTACAGGTCTTCCGTTATGATATATAATTACAACAGGTACAGTCTGCACTTGCTTCTTAAAATTATCGTTTTGATCTTCTAACCAAGCAAATTGCACTTCACACCCTATTAAATTATTGAGGTCTATATTGTGTTGTTTGTTCCATTGTGTATTGACTTGTAATACTGTTATGTCTGATTTTACCACTTCTCCTAAAAAAGTAGGGCTAAATAGTAAAAACGCTAAGACAATTAAAGTTCTCATCTCAATTCATATACACGCTGCTCAATCAGTTCAAGTTTCTCAAAGTTCTTTTCTATAAGCTCACGATTACTCATAATCTCTTTTCGGATGGCGTTATCTTTCAGGTCATACTCTTGTCTTGAAATAACAGGTTCAGGTAATTCCATAGCTTCTTTTATCTGTGCTTTTAAGCTAAAGTAAAACGCTGTTGCTGTACTAATAGCTACTGCAAGAGATACAATAGTTTCTATGCTCATACTGAATTTAGTATTTTTAGATAACTCTGACATCTTTCTATTCGTTAAAGTTCCACCCTGCAAATGTATGTACTCCGTTACCCTCGACAGATATCTCTTTGCCTGACCACCCGTAAGGATATTTTACAGTACTTTCTTCATCTTCGTCAACTTCTGTAATCTCACTTGCTTTCCATAGTACATCTATCGAGTACTTATCAGATGCTACGCCTTCTGTTTCTACTTCGCCTTCCTCATTGTAGGTAGGTTCAGTAGTCCATATATAACCGAGCTTTACAACTGTATGAGTGTGTGATGGGTTTTCGTTCCCTTCTTCATCGGTTACTGATGGCAAAGCAGCTAATCTTGTTTCAGCTTGACTCTGACTGTCAAATTCATATTTCTTAAATATATACTTCATTTTAATTTAATTAACTTGTTAGTGTTTGTAATTCGCTATCGCTTAGTGCTTCGTTAAAATATATAACCTGCTTTACTTTTCCGTAGAAGTCATTTGAGCCCCCACCATTGTCAAAAGCTAACTCTTGTAATCCAACAGGTGCAGCAGCACTTGTGTCTGTGGCTACTTGCTCTCCATTAATATATAGAGCATAGTCATTAAGTTTATACTTGACTGCTACTTTATTAAATTGTTTACTATCTGTAATTGTTCCTGTCATATTCGCAGCAGTAGAGCCACCACTTGAAGAGAAAGACCTTATCTGATTGTCTGTGCTTGTAAAATCTATTGATACTCGGTCAGAAGTTGAGCTGTCGCTAATCGTTAATTGCCTAAAAGTTCCATCATTAGCAAGTGCTGCTATTTCAGCAAACAAAACACCCTCGCTGTCGTTAAACTCTGCACTTGTACCTGCATCGTTGCAAATATCTGCTGAGCGTGTTACAGTTGCATTTGTAGGTGTGTGTATATACGAAGACGGAAAACTACTTTCTTCCATCATAGCACCCCATAAATATATATTTTTATTGCCATTCATTACTACGTTTGGTGTGTTATCAGCTTCGTTTGCTCTAATAACTAAAGTACCTGCAACGTCTGTTGATAATGTAAATGTAATAGAACAGCGATACCACCCATTACCATAGTTTGTAATCTTAGCTGTGTGCTGACTGTCAATCGTACCTAAAGCACCACTATCTAAGTCAAAGTAACTTGTGCTATTTGATGGCGTAGTAAAGTTTTCTGTTCTTAAAGCAACATAGTTTATAGTACCCTTTTTAGCAAACACACTAAAAGTATAAGTACCACTTGAAGTCAAAGAAAATATATTATCAAATATTTGTACAACCCCTGTGCCACTATCATTGTCATTTAACTTGTCTGCTGTTAAATTACCATCAGGCGATATAATTTGGTCTGCTGTAACCAACGAACCTGACTTGCTCCAAGCTGCGTTACTAAATTCCTCTGAATATACTTGTAGGTTTTCTCTTTGAGGTTCTAAAAGCAAATGAGGGCAATCTCCTACTACGCCATTAGTTAGCGGATAGTCTAAGCGTGGTACATCAGCAGCTACTGATTCTATAAGTCCGTCTTTGTTTACTCGTGTCGCAGTCGAACCTCTTGTAGCATTAAAATCCCCATTACCATTTGCGGGTAAAACAGAATATAAGTTGTCTGTCGAACCTGCTTTGTAACCACTTGGTATTAACGCTATTGATGCTTTATCGTACATACTAACTTGTTAATTTTTGTAATTGTTCGTCTGTAAGAGCTTCTGTAAATACTTGTACGTTTCTTACTTTTCCGTAAAACTTACTTGATAAAGCACCACTTGTAAACTGCAAACTATTTAATCCTGAGGGTATAGTGGCAGATGTATCAGTACCTACCTGTTGACCATCAACATAAAATTGCACGTCATTTTCTTTATATTTTATTGCTACTTTATGATAGCTTTTTGTGTCTGTAACTGTATAATTAAATGTAGCTTGTGAAGAACCACCATCGTCTATTATAGATGTAATCATATTGCTATTATTCCTAAAACCTATATAAACTCTGTTAGACCCTGTTCCATCAGAAATTGATATCAACCTAAAAGTACCATCGTCAGCAAGTGCAGCAATCTCTGCATATAGCACACCCTCACTATCATTAAACAAGTCAGCATTACCACTATTGTTTGCTACGTCAGCAGAGCGAGTTACTGTTGAACCGCTTGTTGGTATGTACGACGTTGCGTAATCTCCACTTTCTATCTGAGCAGCCCAAGCATAAATACCACTACTCGGTATATCATCAACCCAAAGACCTGATTGAGAAGCGTGCCCGTTACTTTCAACCAATTCAAATCTCTGCCAATTTTCGGTTACTAATAATGTTTTTGTTGTTACAGTTAGTGAAGGGTCTTTTAACTTTACATTAACTGTGCCTGTAACACTTTTTAAGTATATACTTCTTGACACTACACCTGTAACAGCTACTTGTTTATAAAAACCAACTGAGCCATTACTGACTATTTTAGAAGCATTATACTGTCCACTTGGGCTTAAGGTTTCAGTTGTATTAGAAGTTATAGTTGTACCTGATTGAACAGTCCATTGCGTAAAATCTTCGGAATAAGGCAGAGAGTTAGTCCTCTGTGGCTCTAATAACAAACTTCCTGTACCATCTGTGAAATCTATTCTTGGTAAGTCGGTATCGTTTGTTACTTTTACTACTGATACATTATCCCAAAACCCATAAGCACCATCATCATAAACATAAAGTCTTAATTGAGTTGATGTAGATGTAGCTACAAAAGTAAAATTGAAACTTCCATCAGCATATAAGTTTCTAAATTGTGAGTCTGCATTTGTAAAAAACGCTAATCGACTTGAAGTGCCAATAAAAGCGTCTGCTGTTACTTTATATGTTTTGCCAACCTCAGTTATTATGTTTTGTGATGGATAACCACTCCCACCACTAATAGCTACTTTTAACCTACCACTATCAATACTTAAAGTCGCATTAGTGTTAGGTGTCCAATTCTGTGCGACCTCTTTTACTGATACGTTGTCTATTGAACCTTTAATCGTATCTCGTAAAGTAAACTGAAACACTAAACTTTGTGTTGATGCAGACTTAAAGTAGTATATAAGTTCGCCTGTCTGTTGTGTAGTGGTAATTGTTTCTACTGTTGTACCTAAAGGCGTATTTCTTAATGTTATATCAAAGTCATCTGCACCACTTACTTTAATAGTATCTAAGCTAATTTTGTATATTTTATTTGCAGTTACACTAAAGCTATTGCTTGTAAAAACCTGTGTTCCACCATTTATGTTCTCAAGTTCTAATCTGTCATCTACAACACTTAAATAGTCAACAGGAAACGATACGTTATTATTCCACCCTGTTAATCCATCGCTAAAGTTTCCGTTGGTAACAAGTTCACTGCCTATCTGCTCAAAGTTTCCGTTTTGTACAAGCTCTCCACTTAATATCTGTACGTCTTCTACAAGCCCTTGCTCGTTTACTCTTGTAGCACTTGAACCTCTACTAAAGTCAAAGTCGGCTTCTTGTACTTCTTTTACGCTTACGTTGTCTATTGAAGATTGACCAAATCCTGTAAAAACGTAAA